ATTCAATAAAAGAGCATTATAATCGCAAAAATTGGGAAGATAGAAAATATTTTGTTCAAAACGTAAGACCAAAGGTTGCAAGACAGCAAAGATTGGCTGATAAAAGCGCAGGATGGTTACAAGACCCTCATTCCAGTTTTAAAAGTCCCTTTGAAAGAAACTTTCATGCAGATCATGAAGTTGCAATTAATGAAGCATTTAAAAAAGGTGGTTATAAATGGACTAAAGAACAAAAAAAGGCATTTACTTATGATCTGTCTAATCTTAAAATGATTCCTAGATGGACAAATATTGAAAAAGGTGCAAAAAATATAACAAAGTGGTTGCCAAGTCAAAATGTTGAGGCTTATTTAAAACGAAGAGAAACTACAGAAACTAAATACGGTTTGACTCAAACACCGAAAGCATCAAAGCAATTTGAAAAGATAATGAAGAGAAAATCTAAAACAAAGGTTGCACCAAGTGTAGAAAATACATTATACTGTACCAGATGCCACATTAATCACTCCATTGGTAAACATAAATAATGGATTGGTTTGACCGTGAATCAAGACTACGAAGAGTATATAAAGAATGTTTTGCAACAGAACAAGGTCAAGAAGTATTAACAAAACTTATACAAGATCACTTTGTTTTTAAGACTACACCAACTCCTGATCCGTATTTATCTGCATGGCAAGAAGGCCAGCGTAGTGTCGTACTCAAGATTCTGGAGATGGTGGATACTGATCTTAGGGTGCTTCGTACACGCTACGATCAACAAGAACTTGCCAAAAGGAATCGGCAGGATAACCTAAATACTAATTAATTATGGAAGAAGAAGCTGTAGCCCCTGATGATTCAGGACAAGTCGCAAGCGAAGAAATACCTCAAATGGAATTTCATGCTTCCCATATGCCAGCAGGGTTGAGGGAAGAACCTAGTCTCCAGACTTTTGACTCAGTAGATAAACTAGCTAAGTCCTACGTTAATGCAGTCAAGATGATTGGTGGGAATCCTGAACAGATGGTAGCAATTCCACAAGAAGGTGAGAGTTGGGATGGATTCTATAATAAGATAGGAAGACCAGAACAAGCCAATGGTTATGAATTTGGCGACGAAAATGGTGAGTTAGATGGTTTTAGAGAATTTGCTCATAATACTGGTCTTACTCAGGAACAAGCAAATAGTATCTTAAACCTTTATGGAGAGATACAGGAAGAACAAGAAACAGATGCTACCAATCAACTAGAAGAGTTAAGAACTAACACAACAATGGAACTCCAAAAAGAATGGGGTAAAAATTACGATGGGAAACTTGATTATGCAAAAAGGGCATTTGCTCAGTTTGCAACACCAGAATTGATCCAAGTTATGGATGATTCAGGCTTGGGTAATCATCCTGAAATGCTCCGAGCCTTTTCAAAAGTTGGTGAGATTATGGGAGAAGATTCTTTAGTTGTAGGGACAGGACTTGGCACAAGCCAGCTTTCTCCGCAACAAGCGCAAGCAGAAATTCAGGCTTTGTATAGCGACAAGGAATTTTCAGCATCATATCGGGATAATAAAAATCCCGGACATAAGCAAGCAATGAATAAAATGGATAAGTTGTTTAAAACAGCATATCCAAATCAAAGACGAGTACGATAACATCACTCCTCCATGGTGGAGGATATACCGAAGTAACGATAATAGGCAGACAAGCTATTGCCCTGCCGAAAAGTCTGTTGTGACCCTTTGTGGATAATCACTAGGTGCTGTGATTTAATTTTTAACATAATGGTAACAATATGGCTAATTTTTATGATATTGAAACGTCCTATATACATCGGTATTCTTCTGATGTATTACATGCGCTTCAACAAAAGACTACAAGGTTACGGAATTTTGTAACTAATAAGCCAGATTGTCGAGGTGTTGCCGAGTTCATTGATAAGATCGGAACTAACGAAGCACTAGATAAAGTTGCACGTTTTGCAGATTCGCCAGTACAGGCAATTGCACATCAACGTAGGAGAGTATCAGCACAACCTAAAAATGCTGGATTCTTTGTAGAAGGTTTTGACACTCGTAGAATGAACTACGATGTCTTCCAGCCTTATGCAGAAGCTACGTCAATGGCTATGGCTCGTAAGATGGATACTGTAATCATTGATGCCGCATTTGGTTCTGCTTATGAATCAGATGGTGGTGTAATGGATGGTGCAACTGAGATAGTCTGGAATTCATCCAATTTCCCCAAACAGTTTATTGATAAAGATTTACTGGTCGGTACACATACTGCTGATATGAGTGGTATTGATAATAGTGCTGGTAATTCTCGTACTTTGTCAATAGACAAACTGTTAAAGGCACGCAGGATACTATCTGAAAATGAAGCAGATCAATATGATGAAGGTGGTAATCCACTTTATTTCATTGTCTGTTCTGCATCACAGATTGAATCTCTGTTACATTCCCAACAAATCCAAAGCTCGGATTATAATAATATTCGTGCATTGGTTGAAGGACAAACCAACTATTTTGCTGGTTTCCAGTTTATAAGGCATGAAGGTATGCCTACAACTGGTACTGGTGATAGCTTGGTAGAAAGTGTTCTTGCATTTCATCCGCAAGGATTAGCTTTCTGTTCTTGGGAAGAACCTATAACTGAGATTGAGCGACGTTCTGACAAATCGTTTGTTCCATATGCATATTTTGAGATGGATATTGGAGCAACACGTGTTTGGGAAGAGATGGTCATTCAAATTGACTGTTTCAAAACAGCTTAACCCCAAACAATGAAAGGACAATATGGCTAATTTATATGCAGTAGATTACACTAAACGTTTTGTAACTGTTCCTGCGAAGTTGACTGATGTTGCGGCGCAGGGTGGTAGAATGCGTGTATTGTATGATACATATACTGTAGTTACGGCTTCTGCCCAAAATGATGTTGTTTACTTCGGAAGAATACCCGGAGGATCAAAAGTTTGGGAAGTCGTACTACAAACTTCTGCTACATTAGGAAGTAGTGCAACAATTGATGTCGGCTGGCAAGCTGTATCTGCAACCGCTACGGCGGCAAATACAGACCTTGACGGATGGCATGATGGTATATCTGGTGAAACCGCCCTCTCTTTTTGGACAGTTGGTGGAGCTTCAACGGCATCGGGGAATAAGGGGATTGCAATTGCCCCTACAGCTATTCCTGATGAAGCAGATGTAGTTGCAACACTTCTTGGGGTTGACCCAAATGCTGGTGTAGTAATAAGTTGTATAGTCAACTATTCAATTGACTAATAACAATTAACAATCGGGGGTTGGGAAACTGACCCCCATTTCTAACAGTTTACTATGGATAAAACTGGCATAGCTAACCTTGCCCTGAGTAATCTGGGCGAAGCAAGAATACAAAATTTAACGGATAATAATTCAAGAGCAAGAGCTTGTAATGCAAGACTTGATGATGTTATTACAACAGTATTAAGGATGCATATATGGAATAGTGCGCTTCAAAGAAGTGAACTTACAAGTATAGGAACTCCATTATTTGGCTGGAATTATACATTTCAACTTCCTGCTGATTACATAAGAGTTGTAGAAGTAAGTCCAATATCTAGATTTTTAGTAGAAAAAAAGAATATATTATCCAATGAAAAGACACTTAAATTATTATATGTTGGAGTACCAGCAGACATAAATAACTTGGATTCACTCCTTATGGAAGCAATTGCAATGAAACTTGCACTAGAAATTGCTGAAACCCTGACAAGTAAACAGGGGTTAAAACAGGAGATGATGCAAAAGTACGTTATTGCACTTCAGGAAGCTAGAGCCGCTAATTCACATGATAAGACACCAGAACATCGTGAACGTTCTTCTTACTTAGATGCAAAAAGAGGTAGATTTTCTGTACCTCATAGAACTTTTAACACTCCAACTCAAGGATACGAAGCTAATAAATACGATTATAGTGTTGGATATAATATTGGATAAAAACTATGAAATACGAGTTTGTCCAACCGAGATTTTCTGAAGGTGTATTAGCAAAAAGTCTTCAGGGTCGCTCTGGCGAAGAGTTTTACAAATATGGGATGAAAGGGGCCAAGAACATGATTCCTATCCTCTCAGGGCCAGTTGTGAAACGTCCGGGCACAAATTTCATAGGGACGTTGAAAGATGCATCCGCTATTTTCATTCCTTTCTTTAAGGATAAAGATAATACATATATTATAGAATTAGGTTCAACATCACCATCCTCTGGTGGTTATTTAAGACTTTGGTCGCAAGATCAGCTTTTAAATGATAAACAAGGAACTCCTGCTATTTATGAAGTAACTTCTGGAGTAACTTGGACTCAAGCACAGTTACTAACACTCAAATATACCCAAAGTGGAGATTATATATTTGTTTGTTGTCCCACAAAAGCTCCCCAAATAATTAAACGTGAAATAATAACTGGTGGTTCATCATCAGGTTTTGCCGCAGATGATAGTGTATGGACTGTATTTGAATATGTCATGATAGATGGGCCTTATAAGGATATTAATGTTTATTCTGAAGATGCCGCTTCTACTGATAAATATGCACTATATATTGCTGAACCTACAAATAAGGAAGAAATTGCAGGAGTTGAATTCAATACTCTGACTAATAATATTGTTCTACCTAATCATGGTTTGCAAACTGGAATGAAAATCAGGTTGGATGATGATGGAAGTACAAAAGCATGGGGTAATATAACTTCAGATGGAACTGCTGTACTTGTAGATGCAGATTATTATGTTATTAATACTACATCTACGTCTTTTCAAATATCTGTAGATGATGGTGGTTCTCCTTTAGAATTTGAATTAAAAAGTGGTACAGATACAGCTAGTGCAGATGTAAAAGTATTTAGGTATGTATATCCTTCTTCAGCTTCAGGAATTACATTTACACTATATAAAAATGGAGTTGTAAGTAATGATTTGTTTGATAGTGGAAATGATGTAAATAGAATGATTAGGATAAATCCACTTGCAAAGCCTTTATCTCGTATAGGTGGTGT